AGTTTCGTCCCCGTTTGGACGCCTTCAATAGTGCCGCCTCCGCTACACTACCGAACCGGCTAGCGGCTTTCCCCATTTTCTTGAATGCAGGGGAGATCTTATCAAGTGCAGTAAAGACGGTTTTAACGGCGAAATTAGGCATTAGGTAATAACGTCTTTTCTTGTCTTACCATCAATTCATGCCAATCGTTCCAATAACACAACTCACGATAAGACATTCCCTTTAATTGCGCCGGGTCTACTTTTCTATAGAACAGATTCCCTAGCATTTGATCAATGCGAGGGATTACGCTAACAAAAAAAGTAGACCTAGGTTTTCCATTGCTAAAGAATCCGGACCGTCCAATTTAATCATAGCCGCCGATCCGAAACCACAAAGGGATCCCATTAAAGCGTATACCTTGCCATATTTGTTGTTTTCCCCCGCCTCTTTAGTTGCCACTTTTGCCGCGCCCCCTAGTTTCTTGTACTTAACAGGAGATTCGAGCTTTTTATATGTGCCCTCTAAATGCTGGAAAACGTAGCCGGTAAATTGCCCGTTATCATCGAATTCCAATTCAAGCCGCCCCTTCGAAAGCGCCTTGATTAGCTTCCGTTTAATGGACGCTACAGCGGGGGAAACTTCCCCCGTTTCGTCATCTATAAAATCACTATCGTCTATATCGTAATAGTCCAATAGGATTTCTAATTGTTCCGTAGCGGTTTCTTTGGATAGTTTCGGATCTGACATTTCAATTGCTCCCTAAATTAGTGCCGGATCTACCCCGCGAAAAATGTCCAATCTTCGCGCGGGTGGATCTGGCAAGTTGTCCGGTTCTCTTCGGTTTCGTTGTTTTCGATCTCGATCGTACCCTCACACCTATAGGTATCACCCCCGGCGTTAGTATACGAAATTTTAAGATCGTCTACCCCTTCCGCGAAACTCTTTAGCGTTTCCCTTTCGTCGCCATTCGTAATCAGGGTTACGCCCTCGCGCATGGGGATGCGCTTAACCATTTTCCGCATAGCGCGCCCACTAGTAGCGATCATAGAGTTTTCGAATTGGGTTACGGTTTCAGTTATGTTAGCGTCCGCCGCGACTCTAAAAGGGATTCCCTCAATAGTCAGTTTGCGAATGCTTCCGGCTGTATCAGACATTTAGCTACCCCTTTCTATTCCTAGAAAAACACGGCTAACGACGTGTCGAATTGAATGATATTATCGAAAATACCGCCCTCGCCACTAAGGACAACCGGCAGCGTAGTATTAAAGCCGGTACCCCCGGGCCTAATTACCACTAGTCCGCCCTCTTGTAACTTGGACACGGTAAACCCGGCACTAAAGATCCAAGCGTTACCCTCAAATGCAGTAGCGAGCGCTACCAAGTCATCGATAACCGCGTCTACGTCTTTCGCCTTTTCACGGTCTACCGTATTCGAAACCTTTGTAACGTCATCAACAATGGTAATAGACTGCCATTTTTCCTGGGAAAAATTCAGTTTAACGTTAAACAAAAGATTTTGAATAATCGAGATATTACGCTGCGATCTGTATCCATTGCTATCAACGGGGACGTTATCGGGATGGTAGAACGTCGCTACATTCTGTAACACTACCGCCCCGCCCTCTACCAACGTAGGGCTAATACCCGCCTTTAATGCCGTGTCCCGTCCGCTGTATTGCGAATTCCACTCAGATAAACCGCCGGGCCAAACCCCCGGTAAAATCTTACCTATGTAAGACTCTTCGGCGCGGTTGTTATTCGTTGCCGCCTCGATACCCATAGCAAGACAAGCGAATTCCGTAGGATGCGACGGGGATTGCGGAATAGTCAAAAGTCCGTTTGTTCTATCCTGTTTCCTCGAATCACCAAGCGTTACAAGCGTATTTAACGAATTTTCCGTAGAACCGTCTAATACCCTAAACGGACGGGAAACCGTCTTAGAATAGTTGCCGGTAAAATCGTTACCCTCACCATTGTAGGCGCTTAGTAAATCCCATGTAGTTGTATCACCCGGATACCCATGATTAACATCAGTGAAAAAATCAGCGTTTTGTAAATCGCCTTGTCCTAATTGGCCCAAAACGGACGTAACATCAGGAACGCCGGATCCGCCGCTAAGATTGGTTCGACTAAACGTAATCGGGAATGGTAACTTTTGCTGAAATCCTAAATTCACTTCCATAGAAATAAAGTTACCGTAAAGTCCCTTTGACTTTGCGGTAACGTCTACTTGCTCCGGAACGCCGCCATTAACCGCCGCCGTAACAGGTAAATCAAGATTAGCATTAATCGCCGCCGCCGCCGCCGTTGCGATTTCCGCCGCCGTATCGCCCTTAGCAATCGTAACCGGGACGTAATCCCCGGCTATGTACATATGTAAGGTACCGCTTTCGTCCGCATCAATACCGCCGATCGTAAAATCGCCGGTTGCGGCAACCGCCGCCCCCTCCTCGTCTTGCGGGGCTACCCACGTTTCTACACCCTGGGAACCAGCAAAAGAGGCAATAGCCATACGGTGGAGTAGAAAGCCCCTACCATATGCCGCCGCTACTTCCTCGGGACTAGTGACTAGTACCGGCGTATTCTTAGCGATCCCAGGATTCAAAGAGGGATCATATGTCCCGATTAAAAGAATCTTACGGGGCAAAACATTAGCACTTGGAACAAACTGAACATTCTTAACAGCCGCCCCCACGATTGCCGCTAAAGACGTTTGATTAATTGTACTAGGGGTTAAAGGCGCCGCCATTTTATACGCTCCTTTTCTGGCCTACGGGTCTACAAAAACCCCGGCCTTATCATTGTCTAGTGTATCGTCTAGGTTTCTTACCTCTAACGTAATATCCTGTATACTACCCGCCGTACCCTCTAACCCACCTACCTTTTCTTCGGTAATACACGTATATTCCGTAGCGCCGGTAATAACCACGTATTCGCCCCGTGGTATAGGCTCGTCCTTTTCGACACTACCTACCCATCGGTTACGAATGATTTTAGGTGTCAAGTCTAGGTCGACTTGATCCGCCGCCATTAACACTTGATATAGAACGTCGAAAAATTCGTTAAAAGAATCTTCCGCCGCTTCTGCCGCTGGTTTCATCAAATCAAGTGCCGCCGCAATCGCCGCCGGACTAGCGTTAGGGTCATATATGACAGATAGATCCCCTTCCGCTTGCGCGGATACGAACATATCTAAACGAAACGTCATATTATGCCGGTACGGTCCAGTTACGCTTGCCGCCGATTTCGGAAACTCACCACGAGAATAGTAGACTTGAACCGATCGATCCGTACCTACTATTTCGCTAGCGTCTTGGTTTTGTTCTTGGTAGCCGATAACGCGGTAGCGCCCCGCCGCTTGCGATCCTAGCAAGTCGATTAAACTATCTCGAATAGTTCGAAAATTCATTGTCACGACTGCTTAACCCGCATCAAATACAACCGGATGAAACCGATCGCGCCGCCGTCTTCTAGCGCCACCTCTAGAAAAAATTTTTCTTTCGGGGCGTCGTATTGTGGAACGGTAGGAATTTCTACCGCCCACTTTTCACCAGATTTCGGGATCCGGTCTAGAGACGTGCGCCGCAAAGTCACAACTGGTTTATGAATGATAATATCGCCGCCAGTTTCCGGAGCGTCTACGCGCGTATCGTAAATAATTTGACCTACTAGATCCGCGTCCGGATCGTTAGCGGACTTGTCTTGTCTTGCGCCGTCCGGAGCAATCAAAACCACGGGTAACTTATAGTCACCTTCGAGCGTTACCGCTAAATCCGCTTCGATCCGTTCGCGTAGTAGAGTCATTTACTTTTTCGGCTTGTCGACCTTTTCCGTCTTGTCTGCTTTACCGCTGGTTTTCGTCTTGCCTTCGGTCCATGACTTAGGCAAAAGACCTATAACGCTATCCGGCAAAATTTCGCCCTCTTCAAAAGTCCGTTGACCGACCGTAAAAGACTTACCCTTCGGTACTTTCATTACTTATTACCTTTCTTAGCCTTTTTCGGTTTAGGCGGATCTACGATCGCCTTTTCGGCCTTTAACTTTTTGAGCACAGCCGGATCGAGCTTGTCTGTAGGCACCTCTTCACCATACCTAACGATTAGCGACCCTACCTTCAAAACACCTTTACGATTCCAAATCATTCGCTATACCCCTTTCTACGCCCCGGCGTTTTCGATCACATAGAACCCATCGGTATGAGTAGTCGCGAAAATCGGCGCGGCTTGCGTCCGGATCGTTAACGACTTGCGGTTATTCGAGCGGTAGGCATCGAAATGGAACATTTCGGGAGTAATGATCCCGCCGGGATTCTTGATCCGGTCCGGCATAGGTCCAAAGTCCGCATCAAAACCGAAAGTCTCGCGATACATCTGCATTTCCTGAGGGGTAAGCGGTAACACGTCCGCCGGTCCAAAGTACCGATCGCAGCGGGCCTGGGTAGAAGCGATTAAAACCTTTTCGGGGTGCATATACTCTACAAAAGTACCCGCGTCGTTAGTGTATCCATCGACATAGGTAAACATCCAAAGAGTATAACCGGCGGGGGTGCGAAGCATACCCCGGGGCTCTAATCCGGCGTCCACAAAGCGCATATAGCGATCGGGAACCGGGTTGGAGTCACTTACCCGGATAAGCTCGAAACGCCGGTTATCGGCCTTTTCCTTTACATCGGAATCGGCCAAAAATGCTTTCATAGCCTTTGAACCGAGTAACATAAAGTCTGCCCGTAACTTGGAATCAATCCGGATAAGGCGGCAACCGTCGTCAATATCCTGCATAATATCGGCGGCGCCGGTCCAAGTAGTGCCTAAAGTCTCGTTATGAGTAGCAAGCCGCTTAAAATCGTAAATCAGATCGGGATCCGTCGCGCCCAAAATGGCTGGCATGGTGCCAGTCATAATTGAACTAGTAGCAAGCCGCTCGAAAAGCCGCGCCATACGCCTAATATGTTCGGCATGCTGCTCCATTGCGTCTAACTTCAACCTATCTTCGCGAGTCAAAGTACCCTGATAGGGCGCTTCACCGGCACGCCGATCGGTTAGCTTGGTAGCCTCAATATTTCCCTCTTCTTCGGCAAGCGGGAAAACCCGGCTAAAATTGGTAAACTGTTGTGTACGAGTGTTTTTCTTGTCGTCGCCTAACAGCGTAGCATTGATACCCCGGGGCACTAAGGCCGCCGTCCGCTCGTTAGCGCGAATAATATCAATATCGACGGTCCCCGAATCGGGACTAAAGACGGTACGGGATCCGGACTCGACACGACCAAACCACGCCGCCATACCAAACGAAACCCCTACAACGTCTTTTTCGTCGAAAGCATCAACCATTGTGCGGGTGTAGCTATCAACCGCGTTTTGAGTAGTCATTTTCTATTATCCTTTCTTTATCGCCGTTGATTCTTAGGCGTTTTCGTATTCGTCAATATCAACGGTAGGAATAGTGAAGATCCCTAACGCGCGTAAGTAATCCTCTACCGAAACGTTAACACCCGCCGGAACGTTGATCACTGTTTCGAGAGTCTTGCTATTCTCGATAACAATCATACTCTCGTCTACTCGACACCCGCCGCCCACTAAGATCGGCAAATCGGCAACGTCCCCCGCCACAATATCGGCGGCGGCTACCGTCTCTAAGATAATACCGCGCGGGTAGCCGGTACCGTCCGTAGCGGTTTCGTCTGTAAACGGTTCCCACTTCTTAGTTGTGGGATTGTAGGCCATGAGAGTATTAACAAGTAAATCAGTAGCGCGCCCCGCGTCTTGCGCTAACGTCTCATTAGTCTTCGCATAGGCGATCCCGTCTTTGATTAACTTGTAGGTCGCAATATTTAATGATACCTGGACGCTCATTTTCTAGACTCCTTATTAGTCCAATCCGCGCGCCGCGCGAATCCGCTTGATCGAGTTGTCGTAATCTTCTTTAGACCTGATTACCCCGTCATTGGATGGCGCCGCCTCTACTTGCGCCGGGGTATCGGGGGCCTGTTCCTCGATTGCCTCTTTATTCTTGCCCTCTTCTTTAATCGCATCATAGGCGGCAACCGCGCCGGTAAGAGCGGCGGGATCTTGCTCGCCTTTCAAAACCTGGCAAGCAATAGCGCGGATAGAATCGGGGTAGGCGTTACTTTCCAAAATGGGCGCCGCCGTTTCGATCCGCTTGATAGTGCTATTCTTACCACTATCGAAAGCGGCGGATTTTTCCGCGTCAATATGCGCGGCTAAATCCGGATTGTCATTAATCAGTTTTTCAATGGACATAGCGTTAGACTCCTTTTCTCTTTGCTCGTCTTCTTTTGCTATCTTATCACGATAGCGATCAATATGTTTCTGGACCGCCGATCGGTCCTTTTCGGGAATATCCACGCCGCCCCGGGCGCCACTCATAGCGCCATTTGCGGCCATTACGCCGCGCCGAATCGCTACCAGTTTACCGTCTACAACGTCCGCAAATGGCAATTTATACGCCCCGAAATTTTCCGAGTTAGCCGAATCATACCAAAAGAAACCCTCTTTATAGCGTCTGCTAGGCTTTTCTTTTGAATTCGTGAAATCCCGTAACCGTTTATCGGCGGCGGTAGAATCCCAGGGACGATCCACTACCGGCAAATCCTTAAACGGCGTAGCACCTGCTACCGGATCAATTTCGCTAGCCTCGATTTCCCTAACGCCTTGAATAGAACCGGCGCCGGTAAACACGGCGTTTTCTACACTATCAATCATACCAACGGATAAAGCGGACGGCGCCGTATCATCCGGATCGTATGCAATCAAGACGCCGCCGCGCCCGAAAGTCTTTCTTACTGTATCTTCGGAAACGCCACGCCCCGCCGCTACCCGCGAAATAAAGACCCGCTCGATAGCATCAATCCGCCGTTGCAATTCCGCGATCCCTTTCTTATCCGTAACGTCCGCCCGTTTGTTAGGCGCATTTTTCGAAACGATAGTAACACGCTTTACGCCGCGCGCCTTTTCCGCTTCGGTAGTATCCACGCCAGCGATTACCACGCCGATCGATCCGGTTTCGACTGTAGGCGCCGCCGCTTCAATCCGGCTAGCTTGTGAAGCAATCCAATAACCAGCACTCGCGATCATACTCTCGTTAATCGCGGTAACGTCTTTAGCCGCCGCAAGTGCCTTTACGGCTTGCGCCGTTTCGTCTACCCCGGCCACTTCCCCGCCGGGAGTATCCATAATCAGATCGATTGATTTAACGCCGTCTACATTTACCGCTTCGATCGCTTCCAATATTTCAATATATGACGTTCCGACGAAACCGAAAAACTTAGCAATAGGCGGTAATCCGTGCTGAGTCAAAACGCCCCGGATATTAATTGTAGCCTTGTCGCCGTCTATGGAATAGATCGGATCGTCTTCTTTTTCATCTTCGGTCAATAGAAAAAACGCTTCGATTTTTTCTTGGTCGGCGGTAGTGTTATAGACCCGCTCTAAATAGGAACGTAAAAAGTTTTCTTCACATGCCCAAAGATTCATAACAAACCCCTTTACGCCGCCGCCTTGTGATCTGCTACTACCGTGTCTAGACTCGTTTTCTCTTCTGGCGTCAATTCGACTTGAAAAAGAATAGTGCAATCGGTACCACTACACCTAACGATCGATTTTTTACCGATCGCCGTAAAGATTTCGTCATTTAGAGACGGTTCTATTAATGGCGGATCGGCGTCCGGATTATTGTACGCAATATCATAATGATTTTTCGCTTCCAACCAATCGCGGGTATATTCGTAAGGAATCATATCAAGTATACCTTATCACTAATCGGCCATAGTAAACAGTAGTACCGATTCCGTTATGGTCTACAAATACGCCGCCTATATCGCCCGGGGATAATGCAGACAAGACGCTAGATAGATCGAGCTTTCCCCATTGATTGCCAACCCCAGAATATACGCTAGCCGTATCGGTTTCGGCGTGGGTTTGGTAGTTTTCCCCCTGCCCCGCATATTCGGATGCTAGATCTATGTCTTGATCGGTAAACGTATTAGCGGGTAGTGACTCTATATAAGCCTCTACCAAATTAGAAAAATCGGGGGGTATACTAAACGGGAACCTATGGCCACCCGTACCGGCTATAGACCTAATACGTAGGTTACTATAATTAGCGTTCCAATCCGTCTCAAAATAAACGGTTTTCGCCCCGGCGGATCCACCCCCGGCGCCGCCCGGTACTAAATCCCCT